CACCAGATGTGATTTCAACTGTTTGATTTACAGCAATGCCTTCATTGGACGAAGGAAGGCTGGATGGCGTTAAAGTAAAGGACATATTAAGTGATTATACTGCCTCTGGTTACTGGTTCGATTCCAGTTGTGGTTTTGATGTAATGTTTTTGCATGGCGTCAATTGATGGCGCATGAATTATCACATGTCGTTTATCAAGAGAAACTTTTTTCTCTTGATCAGCAGTAAACAGACTTTGAATCAATCCCATACCTTGAGCACTAGGCATCACAGTGCATGGCTTTTCTAATGTAAAATTACTATCTGTCTCTTCTGCAATTCTTGCTACCATTTCTTCACCGGTAGATAACTTGAAACTTACAATATCGCCTTCGGCGTATTTTTTTGAAACTAACATTATTGTCCTTTGACTTTGTTGAAAAATTCTTGTGGTTGTTTTGAAAGACCTTGAAATCCTCCGGCGATAAGTTCATATCCGTGAAAGATTTGTGGTACACTGCGTAATCCAGAATCAACTAATTTTTGTCTTGCTTCTGCATCATGTTCAATGTTTATTTCTGTGTATGGTACGCCTTTGCTTTCTAATAAAGTTTTTGCTTGTACACAAAACGGGCAATTATTTTTACTGTATATTGTTAACATTATAAACTAAATCCTTTGAATGTGTTACCATCAACATCTTGTTTGGTACCACCTATTACATAACTACTTATTTCTGTTTCTTGTGGTGCCACTTGAACTTCTGCACCTGCAATCCATTTGGCCGTCCATGGTAATGGATTCGATCCTGTCTTGATGCCACATTGTAACCCTACCGCTGTCATACGCTTACAGGTTAACCAATCTACATACTGTGCCAATAATTGTTCGTTAAGACCAATCATGCTCCCATCTTTAAACAGGTAATGTGCCCAGGCTTTTTCTTGTGCTGCTGCTTGTAAGAACATTGCTTCACATTCGGCACGAGTTTCTTCTTTAATACGAATGTAATCTGGATCATCCTGAGGTAGCAGTTTAAGTAGGGTCTGCGTGGAACCTAAATGTACGTTTTCGTCTCGTGCAATCAGTTTGATGATCTTGGCATTGCCTTCCATCTTCTTTAGTTCTGCAAATGCCCACGAACAGGCAAATGAAACATAGAAGCGAATTCCTTCTAATGCGTTTACGCTGTTCAAGCACAACCACAATTTCTTTTTAAGTTCATATCTGTCAATGTTAACGGTGTTTCCGTTAACAGTATGAACTCCGTAACCTAACAGTTTATAGTAACCAACATAATCAATCAAGTCATCGTAATACTTGCTGATGTCTACTGCACAATCCAGTATCTCTGGTATTTCTGTTAGCGCATCAAATACTTCGCTAGGATTAGCATACACATTACGAATAATATGAGTGTAACTACGACTATGGATAGTTTCATTGAAGCTCCAGGTCTGTATCCAGGTCTCCAATTCTGGTATAGTAGCAATAGGAAGAAACGCTAGGTTAGGACTACGACCTTGCACACTGTCTAACAAGATTTGTCTTTTTAAATTACTGGTAAAAATATGTTGCTCGTGATCAGTTAACTCTTTAAAGTCTTTGCTGTCACGCAGTACATCTACTTCTTCTGGTCTCCAGAAAAAGCCCAACTGTTTGTCTGTCAGTTTGTCGAACTGTCTATACTTTAATACATCATAACGCTGTATTGGTGCTGCACCTGAGTCATCTAAAAATGCTAATGCTTCGGTATGATTCTTTTTATTATTGATATTAAATACGCTCATTGTTTCTCTCTTAAATTACACAACTGTCACAATCCATCTCATCCACTGATTCTTCAACTGGCTTTGACTCCATCAACTTGTCAATGTTGATTTCGCCTTGTCCATCAAATGTGTTAAAATAATACAACTGCTTTAATCCATATTTGTAACACATGATTAGATGCTGTAGCATTTCGCTCATGGGAATCTTTTCGTCTGCGTAGTGTTGTGGATTGTAGGAAGTATTTACACTAATACCTTGGTCAATATACTTTTGTAATACCGCACATAGCTTGAGATAACCCTCAGGGCTAGTTTGGTCCCAAAGTAGTTCATATTTGTTCTTTAACTTGCGATATTCAGGCACAACCTGCTTCAATTGGCCATGTTTCGAACCTTTAATGCTAACATAGCTTCGCGGTGGCTCTATACCATTAGTGGCATTTGAAATCTGTGCAGAAGTTTCTGCAGGCATCAAAGCCATCAATGTCGCATTGCGCTGTCCAGTACGTTGTACTTGTTCACGTAAACTTTGCCATGGCATACGTTCTTGATATGGCACTAGTTCATCCACATCCGACTTACGTGTGTCAATAGGCAATATGCCTCGTGCCGACTTTAAGTCTTTCCATCTGGTACAGGCACCTTGTTCTTCCGCGAGGTCTGCAGAAGCTTTGATCAAATAATACGACCAGGCTTCTGCATACTCGTCGACTACGGCTAATGCTTCAGGGTCACTATAACTTACATCGTTTTTGGCCAAGAAATAGGCAAAGTTAATAATGCCTATTCCAATAGGTCTAAACTCCTCAGTGGCTAACTGAGCAGCTCGGATCGGATAGTTCTGATAACTTAGCAACGCATCCAATCCACGTACTGCCAACCGACACATCTCTTCGAAGTCATGTGGGCTTTTTACATTGCCCCAATTGATCGCTGATAGAGTACACAGGGCGATCCTACCATCCTCGTCGTTGACATCTCGTAACGGCACAGTCGGCAAATCTATTTCTGCGCAAAGATTACTCATCTTAACTGGTGCCACTGCCTCGTCAAACGGACTGTGGGTATTGGCATGATCAACATTCTGCAAATATATTCTTCCAGTATCCTTGCGTTCCTGCATGAACCTACTAAACAAATCTGCTGCTTTAAACGTTTTCTTCTTTAACTTGGTATTACGTTCTGCTCTTTCATACAACTCTTTAAAACGTTCTTGGTTGTTAAAGAACGCTTCGTACATTTCAGGCACATCATGGGGGCTAAAACAGGTAATATCGCCACCTGTAATGAGTCTTTCGTACATTAATTTGTTAAATTGAACGCCATAATCCATATGACGTACACGATTGTCCTCTGTGCCTTTATTGTTCTTTAAAACAATCAAGTCCTCAATCTCAAGATGCCAGACGGGGTAGTACAGTGTAGCAGCGCCGTTCCTGACTCCTCCTTGACTACAACTTCTTGTAGCACTTTGGAACAACTTGTAAAACGGTACAACGCCGGTGTGGTAAGCATCGCCATTTCTAATGGGGCTTCCAAGGGCTCTGATTCTACCTGCACCAATTCCAATTCCGGCTTTTTGACTGACGTACTTAACAATGCTACTACTAGTGGCGTTAATACTGTCAAGACTATCGTCAGCCTCAATGAGAACGCAACTGCTGAATTGTTTTTGCGGAGTACGTACACCGGCCATAACAGGAGTAGGCAGGCTAATGTCGTGTAAACTGATGGCGTCATAATAATCTTTCACCCACTGTAGTCTTGTATCCTTGGGATAAGTTTGAAATAATGTTGCTGCTATTAATAGATATGCTACTTGTGGTGTTTCAAAGATATCATTGGTAACACGATTTTGTACTAGATACTTGCCACGCCATTGTTCCATAGCAACATAGGTAAAGTCCTCGTCACGCTCGTGTTTGATAAAACTGTTTAAGGTTGCCCATTCTTGTTCAGAGTAGGCGGCGAGAAGGCCGGTATCATAAAAACCAGACTCCACGTTCTTGTTTACTAGGTCCAGTAAAGGCCAAGGTGTGTAATCATTATAAACTTGTTTACGTAGATGATAGTTAATTAAACGACCGGCCACGTATTGGTAATTGGGAGTTTCTTCACTGATAAGATCAGCAGCACTCTTGATCAAGGTTTCTTGAATATCTGCTGTTTTGATTCCGTTGTAAAACTGTATGTGACTTTTGATTTCTACTTCACTGGCACTTACTCCAGTAATACCTTCAGTGGCCCACATTACTACCTTGTGCATTTTTTCTATATCTAATAATTCTCGACTTCCGTCTCTTTTTGTAACTTGAATTTGTGTCATTGACGCCTCTAGTATTGTTCTAATTTTAAATCTGCTGCTGTGTAGCAGTATCTTAATTTTAATTGTTGATTGATTTGTTGTTTATTTACGACTTCGCCTTCGACCAAATTAAGAACATATTTTCCCTGGCACAAGTAAGCTATATGATAATCAAAACGCTTTTTAGCGTCATAATATACTCTTATTTCGGGATTGATGTCTTTGCTGTGGGAGGTAAGATGTATAGTATACAGCATACCCAAAGTCTTTGCAAGATCGCAATAATAATTTTCCGTGATTAATTCCCATGGGTCAGGCCAATTGGTGTTATCCTCGGGCATTAGATAAAATGGTATAAATGGACAGCTTTGCCAGAATGACTGTACAGAATGCACAGCATCTTCAAGAGATTGATTGCTAATCTCCAATCGAAATTGTTTCCAACGATCCAATCGATCGCTGGTTGATAATTTGAACATCTATTAAATAAATTGTTTGAAGTTAAACTTAAATATTGCTGTTCCGCTACTTACTGATGCTAATAAACTAGTTGCATTTGCAAAAAGATTTGCATTAACACTGTTTGTGGTTTCAACATAAGAATCATTGTAAATTGATTCAGTTCCTGTAGTCATTAAAGAGAACGTACCGGATCTTGCATTGGCAGCATTTCTAATTTCATAATAGAGAGTTGGACCAGTATTAGCTGCAAACGATAACACTAGTGGTGTAGTTGTTAATGTATATTGTTGACTACCACTGTAAAGTAAATTACCAAGTAGTAATCCACTTTGCACTGCATTGAAAGTCTCGTAAGAGTCGCCTAACGAAAAATTAAAATTATTTCCATTTGATAAAATATCGTTACCAATTGTGCCGTAATAGTTGCCTATACTGGTGTACCCAATGGTGTCACCTAAGTTAACTGCGATCCCAGATATGTTATCAAAAAAACTATTGAGTACTCGTATAGCAGTGCAACCAGTTCCAGTAATGCTAATTCCAGTGCCAGCTTCAGTAAATTCACATCCGTCGAATGTAATTCTATTTGATGTATTAATACTTGTGTCAATTTCTACTAGAATTGGAGTATTGCCAGGAACAATACTGGTAGTAAATCTAGAACTTTGTACTCGGATATTATTGGCACTGTCAATGACAAATATCGAAGCAGACGCAGTTGTAGAAGAATTAATAAATTGTAATCCGCTGATGTCAATATCTTGTGGCATAGTTGCACCACCAGATCCCATACTCACATCGGTTTGAAATTTACTATCGCATAAAATTATCGCAGATTGTCCAGCAACAGATTGTTTTATAATACTGCTGCCCATTCCGTCTCCAACTAGTCGTGTGTACGGTGGAATGTATATAGGGGTTGTTATAAGATAAGTTCCGCCGGGCAAATATAAAGTACGACGAGCGCGAGTGTTTGTTTCGACTGTGCCTGCTAGATAAATTTGTTGTAATGCTCTATTAATAGCTGCAGTATCATCTGCAATGCCGTTTCCGATTGCACCAAAATCTCTGACGTTCACTGCATCATCAAGCTTGCCTTGTAGTGTTCTGACAATCGGACTTAAACTACTAGGACCAGTTTGTGAAATAAAACCAGCTGCATTTCCACCGAAGGTGTATGTGTTACTTGCAGCAGATTGCAATGTCGAAACATCGTATTCAGTTAAAAGACGAGTAACACCAACTGTGGGTGCGCCCTCTTCTAAGGTACCATTACCAATATAAAGTTTTCTTGTATCTACACTCCACCCTAGCTCGGCACTACTCAGCTGAGGCAAATCTTGCTCTAGACCTCTACGGTGTTGTATTCTGGAAATTTGGGTAACTGCCATGCTAAATCCTTGTATATTCTGTATTTAGCTAGAAAGATAGTATAGCTCTACTCTACGCATCCACTGATCACTCCAGTATGCAAAGTCCTTGGGCTCTAGTACAAATTCCTGATAAACAGGCTCATCATCTGGGGTAGCTGGTTTTACACACATTAGAATAACACCCGTTTTAATATCTGTTCCGTGTGTTTCATTGTGGGCTGCAGCATAGGCTGCTAGCTGTATAAAGTAATCATCAATCCACTCACGCTTTTTGATCTTGTTACTCTGCTTAAAGTCCATGATAGCAGGTTGCCCTTTCCAGACTCCCACTAGGTCCGTGGTACCTGCATATAACCCGCTATAATAAAGTGGTACTTCGCTGCCCCAGTATTCGTCTGCGTGTTGTAAGCCTTCCAGGATAACTTTAGCTGCCATGAACCATGACGGCTGTGCAAATGGGTTTGTAGGAAAGTCTCCTATGTCGTCTTGTTTAACATAACGTTCAAGATAGGTATGCATACGTGTTCCGCGATTGGCCGCTTCAGTAGTAATCTGTTGAGCCCGTTCTTCGCCCACTGCCTTGCGCCAATTTTGCAATGCTTGTCTAGCTTCTTCAGGTTTGGTCTTTTCTAATATAGTGGTAACACTAGGAACACGACTGCCATCAGGTAAGGCGTAATGGCGTTTGCCCTCTACGCTTTCTCTAGATAGGGGAGTATAATTATATCGTGATATGATCATTTAAATTCGAAAGCTTTCACCGCAACCGCAGCGATCCTTTTCATTGGGGTTGATGAACTC